GCATCCGGTGTGGCGCTATTTGTTGGTGTAGGAGTATTCGTTCCTGTAGGAGTCGGAGTGGCACTTGACGTGTTACTCGGAGTCGGTGTCGGAGTCGGTGTTACTGTTCCTGTTGGAAGTGGTGTAGCACTACTACTTGGTGTAGGAGTTGGCATCGGAGTCGCACTCTGAGTTGGTGTTGGTCCAACTGTTGCTGTTGGCATTGGAGTTGGGTACACTTGACCACATGGTACTATTAAAGGATACGGTGTTACACAAGGTTCACTTAGATCTCTTGTTAAAACTTCAACACCATGAATGTCTTCATCGTATGTACAACATGTATTATTTGTGTAATATTGTTGTTCACCCATATCAACCACAACCGGCATATGGTTTTCATATCTATGTTGTATTAATGGTTCAAAATTTTCATTACCATTGAATAAAATTAAATTCTGAATGGATGAATCGTTGGTAACATTAATACTAAAATATAAATTTGGTTCACAGTAGTTTAAATCAACCGCAATTACTTCGATTAATTCACCCTTTTCTGTTATAATATAGTCACCGTGTTGATAATAATCATCTGAGTGATCACAACATGGTTCAATTTGTGTTGGTTTAATTTGTAAAAATTCAGGGAACCTATCATCAAAGAAGAAACTCTTTCTTGGAGTTACTGTTGATGTTGCTTCGTCTACTTCATTTTTTGTGTAAACTCTTAATTTACTTGTTGGTAGATATTCGAAAACAACAACTTGTTCATTTACAGTTAAACCTGAAATAACACTTTTTCTTACTGAACCTAAACATTCTTTATCGGTTACAGTAGATGTTTTATAATTAAAACTAAACGAATAATCATTATTTAGATTACCGTTTCTAAAATCTTGGTGTGTAAAACCTGAACAAGGTAAGTGTTCCGCCGTTAAAATAATATCACCAGCAGTAACACCACTCACATTAGTTTTAACTAACGTTCCCGCTGCTAAGTAACTTTCAATATCAGATGATGTTGTATTATTGTTAATGGTAGCACCACTTACAAGAATAACTTTAGTGTCCGATTTTAAACCGTAGTTATATGAATTTCTATATTGTACTTTTGGTACAATTTTAAAACCTGTTTTATAAGGGTTAACAGTGTCACCCGATACCATTTGCGTATCGAATCCTTGTATTTTTACCTTTGTTTCACAGTTTGCCGCATCTAAGAATAATAAATCAATTTCATCTACATCTTTAACATCATTTAAAATGTAGGTACATTCACTTACGTTATAAAATGACGTTCCTCCTGTTGTGTATTGTGAATATTGATTATGTATTGGTTCACAATTTTTGTAAACATAAACATTTGGTAAATTTTTGGTATCGCCCTTTTGTACACCTGTGATTCCGCTGAAATTAACAATAATATCACTCGTTAATATACAATTAACTTGTGTATCATATGTACAACCGTCTTCAGTTGTTCCTGAATATATGTCACAAGGTGCTGTAAATTCAATATCTAAATGGCAACCAGGTGTTGATGTGTATACTGAATCAAAACTATATGTGAAATAGTCTTTAACTGAACAATCATCTGGACCATATTTTATAGTTGTAAATTTAATTTTTTCAATACCATCTACATCAGTAAAATATGTGTATTCTAATTTTGGTTTTGCAACTTGGGTACATGTTGTCCCACTTGTTGCTGCGGTGTATGGTGCGTATGTGTCAATACATCCAGGACCGTCCATGGTCTCTTCAGTATTAATATCATTAATTAAATTTGTTAATGAGGTTTTCCAAAGTTGTTTAATCTTTGTAACATCAGGACTTAGATAATCCTTATAATCACATATTAATGGAAGTGTTGAACCTTCATCTAAAGTTGTACAACCTGTTTGTGGAAAAGTATTAAATAACTTCGCACTCGTAGATGTCGATGTGTTACCACTAACAATTACACTTTCACCAACATATTGTATTCCATCAATCTCAATAACAGGATTATATGTATAACCTGTTAAATTTAAAAGACCTCTGAAATTATCTTCTTCACCCAATAATGTTTCAAAATCTTCTTCAATTGCGGTCTCAAAACTTGGAAATAATTCTTCAATAAATTCTTTTGGTTGACAACCAAATCTATATTGGTATTTTGACCTTTTGAATTTATTATTTTCAATTACGTTACCACCAGTCCATAAAGTTGTTGATGGGATAATTTGATCTAAAATTTGAGTCCAATATGGACCCATTCTATTAATGAACTCATTTACATCAGGAAAATTATATGGTGTAAATGAAGTTGAATTAATGTAGTATTGATATATGTCTTCTAACTTGATATAATTCTTTTTATATCTTATGACGCTAGAATTTAATATTTGTTCATGTAATAATTTATCTACGAATTCCGCAAACGTCACACCTGTTTGAGGTTGTAACGTCGCACTTCCAAATGATAAATTTAAATCTCTTGATTTTCTATAGATGTCATAATCAATTGCCTGTGCTGATGACAAATAAACACTAATGTTCTTTCTATTGAATGTTAATTCAGAGTTTGTGTTTACGATTTCTCCTTGGTTATTATCAATAACGGGAACTAATTCGTAACCCGTGTCTAAACCAGGTAATGTTCTATATAAATCAAAATAGTCTTCACCAAAAGTATAACCTTTTGGTTTAGTTAATAATGTTTTTGTTCTACCAGTTGTTATTGATGTGTCGACATCTAATATATCGGGTGATCTATGGTCTAATGTTAAGTCATACCAACCAGAACCCATTTGGAAAAACGTATCGTTTGCTGTGTCCTCGAATTTCTTAGCGTTCGCTGTTACTTCTTCAACAGGATATGTTTCTCTCGAAAGAGTTGTTGAACCTGTAATTGTTTGAATTGTGTAACTATAGGTTGTCTCGTCAAATACAGCAGTACTAAATGTTTTATTACCTCTAATTAAATCACGAATATCATTATCGATATTATGAGATTTAGGATATGAAACAATATCATATCTATACTCATCAATTCTAATCATTGGGTCAGGTGCTCCGATGAATCTTAAAAAGAATTCCATCGATTTACGTGTACCTTTTGATTTGTATATGTAAGCTAAGTTAACAAGTAATCTTCTGTAGAATTCATATTCAGCGTCAACCAAAGTTTTACCAATAGTTAATCCCGAATATTGTACGTCGTTACGAGTATATAAAGTTTCTTCTAAATCTTTTTCATCAAATAAAATTTTTGAATCAAGACCTAAATTGTTTGCTAAATTTTTAAGAAGTAAATCAGGTAAGTTATTGATACCATCATAACTCACATTTCTCATGTGGGCAATGTTGTCAATATATTTTTTTACCTTATCAAAAGATTGTCCATATAATTGAAACAACGCCTCCGCTTTTTTATCCTCACTATCAAATTCAAATAATTGAGGTGCTGACATAAATCTAACAAATAAGTTAGATTTATAATCATCAATTTCATCAGCAACATCACTTAATCCTGAGGTATACGAATCAAACGCTAAACCTACAATCTGTAAGTTCCAACCATCTTTTGCAACCGGCCAAACATATTCTACTGTGACTAAATCAGTTCTACTACCACCGCTAGTATCTCTTGGTACTCTAAATGAAGCCCTATATTTTGGATTAGTTTCCCTATTAAGTAATATTTCCTCTAAGTCATCTAAACCACTAAAAAATTCTTCAGTTAAACCATTGTTTGGTCTAATAATAAAACTTTCATCATAAGTTGAACCTGTGAATGGTTTTCCTTTAACGGTTAAAGTTATAATATTATTTGTATTAGGTTCTTCGTAATCTATAATATCATACGTAACACCACTAATTTCAACAACATATTTTTTAAATGATGAATAAAAATTTCTAAGTGGGTTTACCGTTTCAGGTATGGTGTTACTATTCGGTGCTTGGTAGACAATATCAAACGTATTGTAAAACATACCTGTTTCAATATTGAACTCGGTTGTTTTTGTTGATGTATTGTATGATACATTGTATGCGGTCTTTCCACTAATACTTGAAGAACTATCTTTGTCCACCATAATGGCGGCTGGATACTTTTCAATTATATTACCAATTGACGCTGATAATCTTGATTTTAATGAACCGAACAACGACTTTCCAGCATCGTCTTTTGAACCTCTAAATGAAATTGATTTCTTTTTCTCCGCTTTCGATTGCGTTGTTTGAGCATCTGACTCTTCTGATTTTAAATCATCTAAAGTTAGAAACTCAGAAAACGGGGTTGTTCTGAATTTTTTACTGTCTTTTTCCGGTATTACTTTATCAATCGCAAAGTTCGTATTAGTCAATTGACTGCTACCGTCGGTGATTTGACCACCGACTAAACTATCGCTGAATGTTTCAGCACCCGAAGCAACCTGACTTGGAACTTTCCTTCTTGCCATTATTGAGTAATATCATCAAAGTTTAATGTCTCGTCAATATCCGTTCTACCTTCTCTAACCTCGTATAATGTTTCGTTAAATTGATCTTTAACCTCATACAAGTTGTATTGTTTGTAGATATTGTTATCTTTATCGTAGATTGTGTAAATACCCGGAGTAACCGCCTTAGTTTGGTTACCGTAAAGAGCATTTGCCAATGTAGATGAATCATGTTCAACCATTTCAACTTCTATTGTCGTTGGGTTGAAAAAGGTGTTTGACAAAATAATGGTTTGACCTTGTTGGCCAATAAAAGGAACAGTGTTTGGTTTATTTGATGGTGCCGACGAAGGAGTTACTGTTAAGAACAACATGTTAGTTGACGCTTCAGAATATTGGTATCTCTTTGCTTTAGAACTTGTACTTGTCAAATTCGATATGATTGGAGAACAATAAAAAGAAGAAGTAACCACTCTGTAAAAATTCGGTACCTTTTTGTTATCTGTATAATTTATATATTCAATTCTATAACCCACAAGTCCTTGTGGGGTAAATTTATTTCTATCGACAGCATCTACGTTACTTAAATCGATAACGATTCCTCTAACTGATGGTAATGAAGCTAACACTCCACAATCCGCAATCGTAGTTCTAATTTGTTTTGGTCTAACGTGTAATGTATAAATCCCTAAATCCGTAAAATCAGCGGCATTTAGTTTTAAATTATATAATCCACCTAATACCTCAGTATTAGCCAATCCACCAGTATCCCCATTATGGAAAACCGGGGTTAGGATTGTTTTTGCGTCAAGTTTTTTTAAAGTAACTTCAGACGTAGCTAACCTATCCGCTGAGTGATGATAGAATATATCAACATCATCAGGTGACACATCTGCTGGTCTAACAATTCCATAACTTCCTACTGCCATAATCTTTTAATAATAAATATAATTTTTATTGTTTTCTTACTTTAAAATATCCGTTTCCGTAAATATCTAATTCACCAACCGAGTCAATTTCACCAAGTCTATGTGTTTTTTCCAAAACTCCTTGTTTTCCTCGTTCTACAAAAATGTCCGAATAGATTGACGGTTCATCGATAAATCCAAGAAAATGTTCATTTCTCGTTAAAGCTTGGTTAAAAACTTCTTCTCTCGTATATCCTGTCGTAGACCCTGTAATTGTTGTAATTCCATCATCATAATCTCTATATTGATGTGTTATAGTTCCACCCGTTTCGTTAACTATATATG